GAGAAAGTTCTGGTCAACGTCCGCGTGCAGGACTTGCAGCAGCAGTTCCCGAACATCGACATCGTGGCGCTGATCGAGGACAAGAGCGCGGCGGATGATTTGAAGGCGATCTTCCAAGAACAGTACGGCGCGTCGAAGGACAAGGCCGCCCGTATGCTGCGCGAACTGCGCGACAAGGGTGAGACCAGCGTCCCGATGGACGGCCCCGAGCGTTCGTATCCCGTCATCCGTGCGTTCAATCTGGACGAGCATGTTTTCATTCCGTCGTTCTCGACGGATCTGGAGCGTGCGCCAGGCATCTACCGCGTGGAGTATTTTACCGCCGAGCAACTTCGGGCGATGGTCAACACGGACGGCTGGGACGAGCAATGGGTGGAGGCCGCGATCCAGAAGGTGCGCGGCAAACTGATCAGCATGTCTCCCAGCGAGTACATGCAGCCGATTTCCCGCTCTTTCGTCTACACGCAGCAGCGGTTCACAGATCGCATCGGTGTTGTCTACGCTTACCAACGGTTGTCCGATGAGGACGGTACGCCGGGCATCTACTGCACGGTGTTCAATCCGATGCTGCCGCCCGACCAGAACCACGATGGTTGCGCGAAGACCGGCCTCCTCGGCTACGCCCACGGGGAGTATCCATTTGTTCTGTACAGGCGCGAGTACTTGAGCCGTAAGCTCCACGATTCCCGTGGTCTGCCCGAGCCGGGCAAGCCGTGGCAGGATCAGATCAAGGCGCACAAGGACTCCCGCATCGATGCCGCCTCGCTCGGCATCCTCCCGCCCATCTGCTACCCGCAAGGCCGCCCGCCGGGTCGTTGGGGTCCAGGTGCAATGATATCGGAGCGGCGTCCGAACGAGTACCACTACGCCGACCGTCCGATACCGGACATGAATACGGACAAGTCGGAGCAACTGCTGGAGACTTCGTTCAAGGAGTACAACGGCTTTGCCAGCCGCGAAGGCGATCCCGCCATCGACCCCATCTACAACCAGTTTGAGGTCGATAAGTTCCTCGGCTGCCTCGCCAAGAGTTTCCGCCAAGTCTGGAAGCTCTACAAGCAGTACGGCATGGATCAGGTCACGTTCCGCGTGATGGGCGTCAAAGATCCGAACTTCCAGCTCTTCAACAAGGGCGACGTGAACGAGGAGTTCGACTTCTACCTCGCGTGGGATGTGCAGTCGCCGGACTTCAAGCGCATGAGCGAGAAGTGGACGGCGATCATCCAAGCCGCGCAGTCCCTCGACCGCGAAGGCGTCATCGACTGGTCCGCCCTCTGCACCGCGTTCGTGTCCACCATCGACCCGAACATTGCCGAGCGCATCATCCGTCCAGCGCAGCAAGGCCAGCAGCAGATCGTGCAGGACGAGCAGCAGGATCTGGCGCAGATCTTCGCTGGCATCCCGAAGAACATTAAGCCCGGCACTCCGCCGCAGATCGGCCTCCAAGTCATCCAGCAATACCTGCAACAGCCCGATGTTCAGCAGAGGTTTCAACAGGATCAGCCGTTCCGCGAGCGTCTGGAGGCGAGGGCCAAGCAGTACCAATTCCAGCTCCAGCAGCAGCAGAACGCTGTCATTGGACGCCTCGGAGCGCAGATGCCAGGGCCGATGCCCGCCACCACTAGCACATGAAGAAACGCCGCGATCCGAATCTGACGTCAGCCGAGAAGTTTGGCCGGCTGCGTCAGGCGATGTTCCGTCTGATTGGTAACGATGCGTTCCAAGATTTCGTGGAGGAGCTGCGCGAGATGCAGCACTCCACAATGATCGACCTCTGCGCTGACGCCGTGGTGAAAGATGAGCGGATGACGCTCGCCGCCACGGGGGAACTGCGGGCGTACTCGCAGATCATCGGCCTTTACGATGACTTCGTGCAGCAGCAGATGCAGCAGGCGGAAATCGACGCCGAGCAGCGGGCGGGATAAGCGTTGTTACTGCGGCCAGTAGTGCCGCTAATAATTCCTGTTGACAGATGGGTGCGTGAATCGCACCCGTAGCGTCACCTAGCACCCGCTGGGTAGTTCTTGGGACTCAAACCCATGCCCAAAGTTCTTGGGACTTAAACCCATGCCTAACGAAACAGTTGAAACGGCTCCTTCACAGCCCGCTGATGTGGCTCCGGCCACGGAGGCAAAAAATGATGCCCCGAAAAAGAGCAACTTGAGTGTCGCGCAAGCCGCGCAACGCCTCCTCAACATGGAGGCGGAAAACGCGAAGGCCCAACGACAGGCTGAACAAGCTGCTCCGGCGCGGGACCAAGCGCCAAACGATTCAGCCAACCCAGATGAGGCTACCGCCGAGTCTGCCGAGCCAAGCCAGCAGGCGGAAACGCCCGAAGGTGAGGCCGACGTTCCTTCTCAAGACGATTCCACCGAAGACGCCAAGACCGAGAAGAAGATAGAGAAGCGTATCGGGAAAGAGATTGCCAAGCGCAGAGCTTTGGAAGCCGAAGTAGCGGCCTTGCAGGCACAGTTGGCCCAAAAGGCCAGCCAACCCGAGCAAGCCGCCCAACCTGCACCCGCCCAGCCGTTGCCCAGCAATGTGCCGTTGGCGCAGATTGAGGACTTCCAGTCGCTCCAGACCTTGAGAGATCAAGCGAAGGAGGCGAAACGCTTTGCCCAAGAGCAACTCGACCGGGATGATTTCGAGCCTGTCCGCGTGGGTGATACCGTGCTAGGCAGACCCGAACTCAAGGCGATCCTCCGTAACGCGGAGAAGACCCTTGATGATGATATTCCCGCCCGAGCGCAGTTCCTGACGCAGAAGCAGGAGGCGCAAAAACTTGCTCATCAGATGTTTCCATATCTGAAGAACAAGGAGACGCCCGAGTACGTCCTAGCCCAGCAGGCATTGCAACAGATGCCCTGGATGCGGAACCTGCCCAATGCCGACTGGATCATCGGGGTGCAAATAGAGGGGTTAAAAGCCCTAGAGGCGAAGCAGAAGGCGAAACCAGAATCCAAGCCAAAGCCCGCCATGAGCAGCAAGCCCCCCGCAAGTCAGTCAGTCGTATCTTCAGCCGGCGGTGATGTTCGTGCTCCAAGCGCGACCAAAGCAGCCAATCAGATCGAGGCTCTTCGGATGCAGTTGTCCAAGAAAGGCGGCGTCACGGCAAATGAAGCAGCAGCGTTTCTTCTGGCCCGTGAAAAAGCTAAACTCAACCGATAACCTTCGTTAGTCATGGCCCTATCAACCACTTACAACGTAGCGGGAGATCGTGAAGATCTTACCGACTTCCTCACCATCCTCGCCCCCGAGGATACTCCGAAGATCTCGACCTTCGCCAAGACCAAGCGCATGACGAATGCGTATCAGGAGTGGCAGGTTGACACCTTGAGCCCCGTCTCCTTCGGCGGCGTGCTCGAAGGTCAGGACGTCCTGGCCTTCTCCAACCAAGCCGTTAATCGCGCTCGTCTGGGCAATTACGTCCAGCAGTTCCGCGAGCAATGGATGGTCTCCCGCCTCCAAGAGGCTTCCGACGTTGCTGGCGTGTCCAGCGAGGTTGCGAACGCCAAGATGAAGGCGATGCGCGAGATCAAGCGCGACATCGAAGCCTGCATCGGCTCCGACAATGATCGCCAGCAAGAGGCTCCTCCGGCGCCTTACAAGCTGCGCGCTCTCGGCAAGTGGATCAGCAACACGCCCGGCTCGGACGTGCCTGCCGCTTTCCGCACCCCCACGGGCAACATCAACAGCACCGCCACCGGCTCGCTGTCGGAGTCTGCCTTTAACGACGTCTTCCAGTCGATCTTCCAACAGGTCGGTGGCCGTCGTTCCTACACCCTGTTCGCTGGTCCGTCGCTCAAGCGTGCGATCTCCAAGTTCCAGCGTTCCGAGGGTTCGTCCGGCACCACGAAGACCTATCAGGTCACGCAGGATGCCTCCGAGCACCAGATCGACCTCGATGTCACGATGTACGTCGGTGACTTCCATACCGTCACCATCGTGCCTGACCTCTTCAACGGTATCCTCGATGGAGCTGATCCGTCGAGCACCAGCGATGTGCAGAAGGCCCGTGGCTACGTTATCGACCCCGAGCTGGTCGGTATCGGCTACATGCTCGGTATCGAGTCCAACGAACTGCCGGACCTCGGCGGTGGTCGCCGTGGGTTCATCCTCGCGGCCCTCACCCTGATGGTGAAGAACCCGCTCGGCCTCGGCAAGTTCGCCGCGACCAGCTAATAGCCAACCACCTAACTAGGAGGAAACTACCATGGCTGATACTGCTGTCACAATCGCCCGCGCCCGTACCTCGCAGCTCTCGCTGCAAGAGCAGGCTCGCGGCTTCTCGCACAAGTTCAACGTCAAGTCGTCCGACGTCGCTCTCGGTACCGGTTCCACCGACACCGTGACGGTTACGCTCGGCGCCCTGCCGTCGAAGTATGTGCTCAACAACGCTCTGGTGAACGTCACGACTGCCTTCGCGGGCACGACGGCGTTCTCCATCCAGGTTGGCACCACGACCACGACCAACAGCCTCGTCACCGCGCAATCGGTGCTGACCGCTGGTGTTCTGGCCGGCGTTCCTACGACTGCCACGATCCGCACCGCTACCGCGACTGCGAACCTCGTTGCCGTCTTCACGAACGCTACCGGTGGCAGCCCGTCCGCCCTCACGGCGGGCGAGTTGGACATCTACCTCAACATCGTCGATCTGTCCGATCCGACGAAGCTCGGATAACCTAGACTGATACTGGGGGCATCCCGAAAGGGCTCTGCCCCCTCCCTCTTTTATGGTGAGCGAGAGCGGCATAGTCACCCAAGTTCCCAAGGAGTTCGTCCGCAAGTGGTGGGGCGAGATCGTGAACGGTCTCCCAGACGAGAAGGCCAAGGTCCATGAAGACCAAGCCCGTCTGGCCGCCAAGATGCGCGAACAGGGCTCCACCCGCATGGATGGGTTGGGTCAGATGGCCGCCCGCATCAACAGTCGCTTGTTCTTCCGGCTACAAGCGCAGCATGGCAATAATGTCCATGAGTGGATGCCGGAGTATTTGAAGGACAACCCGCATCTGTGCGCGGTTGGCTACCGCCCCAAGGTCAACCCCGCCCGGCATGGGCTGACGGGTGGCTGGATGGGTAAGCAGAAAGACGCTTGAGGACGACCCCGTACAGCACGGCTTTGTCGCAGCTTTGCGGCCTGATTGGCGTGCCGACAAGCCGTCTGACGACGGAGCTCGCCTCCAGCCTCAACACGCTGTTTAACGCGAATGTACGGCAGGTTTGGGGCGCTGGTAACTGGCCCGACCTTTCGATCTGGGGTGAGGCACGGTTTGCGGGTAACCTGCTGACGTACCCGAACGATGTGGCCCAGACGTCCAACTGGACGGCTACGAATGTTACGGCTACGGCCAACTCCATCAATAACCCCGCTGATAACCGGGTTACGGCCAGCAAGCTGCTGGAAACGGTCACGAACGGGCAGCACAAGGTAGCCCAGACGGTTACTGGCTTTCCGAGCACGGACTACCAGGCGTCGGTGTATGCCCGTCCAAATGGACGTAATTACATCCAGATGGTGGTAAATGACGGCACGACCAGCTTTAGCACGTTCTTCGACGTGCAGGCTGGCACGATTGGCACGCAGGCCAACGTGACGTCGGCCAACATCCAGCAATGCCCGAACGGGTTCTTCCTCTGCACGATCACGTTTACGACCGGCACCGCTTGCACCAGCCTCGCCTACTCCGTGGGT